GGTCGGCATGGTCAGGCGTGGCTTTGCATGGTGGGCTAAGGGATGGCGGGGCGGGCAACGGTGAGGCGAGGCAGGCATGGCCGGGAGAGGCATGGGAAGGTTAGGCGTGACAAGTCGGGGTATGGCGAGGTTGGCGAGGGTTGGCATGGCGAGGTAGGGCCAGGCGTGGTTGGGTATGGCGTAGGCAGGGAAAGGCCCGACAGGGCGAGGTTATCCTTGTAGGACGTGACAAAACACGAAAAAAGTTGAAACAAGGAGTTTTATGGACATTAAGGATGCTGCCGATGAATACCTTGCCTCGCTCTTACGGTTGCGCCCCAAGAGTAGGATAGGCTATACCCAACGCCTGGGCGTGTTTGTATCCTGGTGCCATGTGGCCCAAATCACCCTTGAGGGCATTCGCCCCAAGACGATTGACCTGTTCGTTACGCATCTAGCCAGTTCTCATCATTCCCACCATGCGGGCTCTCCGCTCTCGGGGGATACCCTGGCAGGCTATATCAGGGTCGTGAAGGCCTTTCTCAATTGGTGCAGCCAGGATGACGAGTACGGTGACTATGTGAAACCGATCTTACCCCGGCGCATCAAGGTGCCAAAGACGGGCGGGAACGTCATCGAGACGCTCTCGGACGCGCAAGTTGCAGCCTTGCGGGAGGCGGCCAAGCGAAACTATAACGAGATGTTGAAGCTGCGCGACGAGGTGATTATCACCGTCCTATTCACGACGGGGATACGAGCCTCCGAGTTGTGCGGGCTGACCCTTGGCAATACCCATCTCAGCCCGGACGAGTCCTATATCAAGGTGCTTGGGAAGGGCCAGAAGGAACGGCTGTTGCCCCTGGACACGCCGACCCGGCGGCTCTTGCACAAGTATATCCACCAGGAGCGGCAGTTCGCGGCCTCCCCGGGCTTCCCGTTGTTCGTGACGCGAGCGGGCAAAGAGGCCTTAACCGTGGCCGGTTTGGAAGATGTGCTTCACCGCCTGGCGGCCTTTGCCGGGCTCTCGGGGGTGAATGTGAGGCCGCATGTGTTCCGCCATACGTTTGCCAGGAATTTTATGCTTGCCAACGGAAACATCTTCCTCCTGCAGAAGCTCCTTGGACATGAGCATATCAGCACGACGGAAGGCTACTTGAGGAAGTTTGGGAGCCTGGATGTCCTGGCTCTCTATCGGAAATCGGAAGGGACCCAAGTCTAGTTGGGAAGGAAGGAAAGGAACCTATGTTGTTAGTGGACCAAGAACAGAAACAAGAAAAATTGTATACCGTCAAGGAGGTCGCCAGGCGCTTGCGCGTCGATGATACCACGGTACGCAGGTGGATCAAGGCCAAAACGCTCAGGGCGATCAGCCTCCCTCATCGTGGAAAAAGGGAAGCGTATCGCATCCCGCAATCATCCCTGGATGATGTGTTACACCCGCCCCAGCGATCTTAGAGGAAGGAAAGGGAAGGAGGAGCCCATGAATGGACTGATTATCACGGGCGCAATCGCGGCAGGAGCGGCCCTGGGGTCATGGGCATGGTGGCGCTGGATAGGTCGGGGCATGGCTCGCCGCCAGGAAGAACGTTCCCGGCTGGAGCTTGTATTATCCCCGCTTTACCGGGCCAAGCTCGAGGAAGACCGGCGCTATCACCTGGCGCGGGTCGCCCTGTCCATGAAGTACGACCGGCTTATGATCGGCTCGCGCCGGGTCTCTGAACAGAATACAGAGCCTTTGCAAATCACCGGAGGGCTCCCGCCGCCCTTTGACCTGTCTCGTGAACTGGCGGCGTTCACCCCCTCACCGGGCGGGATATTCCTCGGGCGGGCGGCCTCGGGCCCGGTGCTGGTTCCGATGTCCAGGCTCTGGCATATCGCCCTGGCCGGGGCGACAGGTGGAGGCAAGACCAACATTCTGCGCCTCATCCTGGCGCAACTCCTCCACCTCGGGGCGGTCTGCTACCTCTGCGATATCCACTATGCGCCAGTCAAGCGCGGGGTGGACTGGACGCCGATTGCTGGCCGCCTGGCCGCCCCCCCTGTCCGGGACGTGGCGACAATCGCCGAACTGGTCAAATGGATGGCCCGGCAAGAGTTGCAAGCCAGGATTGACCGGGAGTTCAGGGGCGAGGCCATAGGAGCCCCGATGTACCTGGCAATCGAGGAGTTACCCGCACTGGTGGGAGAGAGAAAGGACGTGATACCCGACCTGGCAAAGCTCTTGCGCCAGGGTCGCCAGTATGACTTGTGTGTCATAGGGGCTGCGCAAGATATCCTCGTTTCCACCCTTGGAACGGGTGGAGGCGTCCGGGAGTGCTTTCGGACCGGCTTCTACACCGGGGGCGACATGACCACGGCTCGCGTGTTGTTAGATCTTCAAAAGGGGCAATCTATCAACGAGGCCGGGTTAGGTGAAGCTGGCCGAGTCTATCTCAAAACGGTGCTTTCGACGATGCAAGAGGTCCGGGTACCGTGGGCTGATAACGAGGCGGTGAGGTGGTTACTTTCCGGTTCCGGAGCCCTGGGAACAAGTCACACTTCGCGAACCAACAACGTTAGCGGTTCCAACTGGCTGCCCGAGCAAGACGAGGCCGATGATTCGGCGGTTCCGGGAACGTTTCTCAGCGGGGATACACCAGCGTGTGAGACGCCGGCAATCGCCGTTTCTGAGGAGGAGCGTCGGCAGATCATCGCCCTGGCACAGGCCAAAACGCCCCGGCGCAAGATCAGGAGGATGTTAGGATGGGGCGGGAATAAGTACCCGCTCATCAAAGCAGTGTTAGATGAAGGGAAGAATCCATGAAACAAACCTTGGCAAGTCGGGTCACCTGGCTTGAAAACGGGATAGTAGTCATAAGCGGCCCAGCGCTGGCCGTCTCGGGCATTGTGGCAGGCGTTGACCTCCTTACCGGGGGTCACCTGCTGGCCGGGTTCAACTGGCTTGTTACCTTGATTTGGGCGGTCACCCTTATGTTGACCCTAGACTTCACTGTGTTGATCCTGGGAGTCCAGGCGCGCCGGGTGGTCGCGACTGAGAAAAACGGGTGGGCATTGGTTGGCAAGGTCGCCCTGGCCGTTGCCATAGCCGGGGCTATCTCGTTTGTCTCGATTCAGATGCAATCGATTATAGCCCGGGTCAACGCCGAGGCCATACCCATCGACCAGGCCGCCGGGCAACTGGGTATCAGCATGATACAACTGACCTGGGAACGGTCGTGCCTGGTCCTGTTCCTTATCTTCATGAGCGGCTGGCTCAGGCAGGACAAAACGGACGGAGAGGGTACCGTGGCCGCCGTGGCCTCCCCCGAGTCCAAGCCGGTCACCGTGGTAGAAGCCCCTGTCGAGCCCGCTCCTTTGCAATTGGCCGCCCCGCCTGAGCCCGAGAAACGACAAAAAACACAGGTCTATCTCAAACTTCATCCGGGAGCGACTGATAAGGAACTGGCGACCTACCTGGGGATTGAACGCCCGGCAGCTGCTCGCTACTGGCGTCTCCTGGGTGAAACAGACGGGTTGACTTCACCGGCAGATTTGTCGGCAAATCGAAAAGAGATTAGCGAGCCCATTTACATGCCTCAGTATGCAAGTAAGGAGCAAGCGATCATGGCCGCGCTCCAAGCCAACCCACGCGCCAGCGACCAGGAGCTTGCAGAGATCGCCAACACAACGCCCCGAACGGCGGGCAAATGGGCCGCGAAACACCGAAAGGAGGAGGCATGAGACTGTTTGGAGTAGACATCACCGTTGACTTTCGCGGGCCAGCGTTCGCCCGAGGCGAGGAGGTCACCCGCGCCGATGGCGTCACCGGGCACGTGACTCATTTTGACGGCGACCAGGGCTATAACAACTGCGATGATGAGGACGTGTTTGTCGAGTGGGAAGATGGGCTAAAATGCTGGGAATATCCCGACCAGATGAAAAGGAAGGGCAAGCGATGAGACACCTGCTACAACGTTTTAAGGAAGGCCTGTACTATTATTGCGGTTTGTGTGGTCGCTTCAGGCATATATCCCACTTTCCGCATTGACCGGAAGGAGTCACGTATGAAGTTTATCGATGCATCCCGGGCCTGGTTAGCAGCGTTTGGGAGGAAGCCCGACGTCGGGCTTCCTTACGCTCCCGACTGGGAAGGGCTCGCCCGGGACTGGGCGGCCTTGAATCACGAACAAGAGGTCCAGTTGACCGCGCAGAAAGCGGCCTATGACGCGGCTGTTGCCATAGCAGGCGATCAGGCTGAGGAACAAGCCAACTGGATTGAGACCTTGCAACGGAGATGTAAGGAGGTGGAGACCTCCTATCAGGCGCTCATTGAGGCGACACAATTGGAACATGGCCGGGCCGAGCGGGACGCAGCCACTATCATCCGGTTAGAAAAGGCCTGGTCCGATTCCCTGGCGGGAGGTCGGTTAATGAGCGATGGATACGAGCAACTTGTCGTAAGGCAACGGGAGGACGCAGCCATTATCGCCCGGCTTGAAAAAGAAAAGTGGGAACTGGTGGAACTAATGGCAGGTCGGGAGAGGGCCATGGAGGCCTTGACCAAGGAGCATGGGCGTGTGTTGGCCGCTAGACAACTGGCCGAAGAGGTTCAGGGCTCTCAAAGCGAGGTCATCTCAACCCAACATCAAGGGCTGCTGGACTACGAGCGTGATACCCGCAAACTACAAGAGGAGATGGCGAAGCTAGAAACTCGACTCAACCAGGATCATGAAACTATTGTTGGGTTACGAGGTGAGCTTTCCACAGCACAAGAGACCCTTGCCCTTTCAACTGATGAGATGGAGAAGGGAACGGCTGCCCTGGCACGGCTCAATACAAAGAGTAATGACCTCATTAAGAAATACCAGGCCCTTGCTGCCCTCTCATCCCGCGCGCTCTCCCTCCTCCTCCATCCGATGGGCTTGCATCAACCCTGGCCCAAACGTCGGGACGAGCTGGCCGCCGAGATGAAGGAGGCCGGGATAGTGGAGCCCCAATCAGAATGAGACAAGAATTACGAGAGAGGCTGGGTAAGGTAGCATATGAGGCAAGACAGATGAGCCTTGATACGCTCTATGGCTCATCGCCAAGGAGCCACATAACCTGGGAGGAATTTGAAGAGGGATCGCGCGAGTTCTATCGTGTTGAGGCAGAGGCGGTCGTGCTCTCCTTCGGTGAGATCTTTATCCCGGTGATTGTGTCCATGCTTTCACCCGACGAGATCAAGGAGTTACTCTCAAGCCTCCAATAGCCAGATGCCAGCGTGCTCACTGGGAGCCCCTGCAATGCTGCTCGCAGGGCGGTGTTCGAGTCACCCGCTGGCAATTTCTTTTTCATGGAGCCTGGCCGTCATCGCTCGCCCTAACTTGGCCCCCCGGGGCTCAACCACATAGGCGTCAATCTCTGTTTTGAGGTAGAGCTTCATCCGCTTGCCGATTTGCCTGGTCGTGATCTTCCCCAGGTGGGCAAGCTGGCGGATGTACCCGGCAGAAACCGCTCGCTCGCTGTTCTTCGTCAGGACAAGAGCCGCCTCCTCAGGGGTATACCAGTTCTCAAGGGTGTTTTGCTGCACCGTCTCCTCCTCCTTCCTTTTGCCTTCCTTCTAAGTATACGATATCGACGAGTTTTTTGCAAGTCCCTGAAAACTGGCCCAAAACTGGCCGAAATCGCTTGACAGACAGTATACGATGTCGTATACTCTATATAGGAGGTGGGGAGAGGAGGAGGGATGGAAGAGGTGGAACCGGGAACAGCCCAAGGGAAGGGGCGGCAAAAACCCGGCGGAACAACTGAAAAAGACACACAGATGAGGGAGCGGCGGACGAGCGAGGGCCTGACTAGTCTAGCGATGCGACAACGAAAAGGTACGGCTTGATCCACTCCCACACATGGGGGAGGAAGGTCCAAGAAGCGTTTAGAGGAGCGTAACCCGCCCGTCAAAACGGCGCTTTTCAGAGGTTCGAGTCCTCTCCCCCCACTATACCGGGAGCCGATTAACGGCCCCGTGACTACCCCGGGCAACCGGAAATGAGGAGTCTAAGCCCCCGGTCTTCTATTTCACACACCATACGGGCGGGAATGTACGAGGGTACCGGGTCCTCCGGAATGTACCTCGGTACCCGCCCTACTTTGAAAGGGCTCCACAATGACACGCACTATAAAGAGCGACACACGAAACGTTCACTACTTTTTGACCATCGGCGAGGACGGGCTGGCGCACGATTGCTCCTGCCCTGATTGCTTCTTCCGCCAGCATGAGTGCAAACACAGCAAACACTATAACGCAGCGTTTGCGCTGGCCATCGCGTTTGCAGCCTTGAAAGCCCGCTTCGATGTTCGGAGCCCGGTGGTTATTGAGGCCAAGCGAGCCAACTACTACTATTATGAAATGCTCCTACTGAGCGCCTAACACGGCCTGGGGCGGGCAACCGCCCCTTACCTATAAGGAAGGACAAACTCATGTTTGGAAAGATTCTCTACCAGGGCACAGACGGATATGCTGAGTATCTGCTTGCCGATGAAAACGGCGTTATGGTCATTGCCTGTATGCAGCCTGGCTATACTGGGATGCGCGTTAAACTCTACCGGGTTGAATGGACAGAAGCCGATGGGTACCGGGCTCACATGGCCGTGTATAACCTACAAGATGCGATCTTGGTTTTCAAAGCTCAAACGAACCGGCTTGCTGCCGAGGCTGAGGCAGGAAGGACGAACCAATGAGGAGCGATATGACCGGGACGATCTCTTTTCAAGAGATCACCCATACCCAACTCCTTGAGAAGGTCCACGATTTCACGGAACTGCTCGGGCGTTCGCCCAAGCTGACCGTGAGAAATGCCAGGCATCCAAATATGTATGACGTGACCGATATTCTGGATACTGGCCTGGTCGTTTGCCCGACCAGGCGAACCAAGGCCAAGATACTCCCGATTGATGGGGTATACACCAGCATAGCGATGTTCTAAGGAAGTTAGAGGCGGGGGATGGCCCCCTGCCTCTTGTTATCAGTCCACCTCAAACCTTGGAGGAAAAAGTGGACACAGAAAGGATACCACACATGGCGACACAGAAATTGCACTTTGCACAAAACTTGTATGGCCTCACCCCTGAGGCGATTCGCCAGGCGGTTCCGTCGGTCTATGCCGAGGCCGCCCATGAGTCACGTTCAAGCCGGTATGCTCTTATCCCGACGAGCGACATCCTTACTGCCCTTGACGTGGCCGGGTTCGTCCCAACACAAGTGATGCAAGGACGGACGCGCTTCGAGGGCCGGGAGGCCTTCACCAAGCACATGATGCGCCTTCGGACCCGGGATGACCTGGGAGTAAGCAAGCCCGAGGTTCACGAAGTGGTGATCGTTAATTCCCACGATGGGACGAGCGCCTATGATCTGATGGCTGGCTTCTTTCGCATGGTATGCGCCAACGGGTGCATCGCTGGCGACATTGATACCCGCCTCAAGGTCTACCACAAGGGCAACATCGCCGAGCAGGTCGTCAAAACGACGGTGAAAATTGTCGAGGAGAGCGGCCAGATGATGGAGACCATCGCTCGGATGAAAGAGGTCCAGTTGACCGAGGCCGAGCGATTGATGTTTGCCGAGTACGTCATCCGGGCCAGATTTGGTATTGAGGACGAGGCGCTCGTAGTTGACGGTGAAATCGTCGGTGAGATACCGGCTCCCGCTCGGGCGCTGGTTCCCTACCAGCCCGCCGACTTCCTCCAACCCCAACGCTCTGCTGACCGGGGTAACGACTTGTTCAAAACCTTTAGCGTTCTGCAAGAGCGCGCCATTAAGGGCCACGTCTCCCGCCGGGATCGCAAGGGCAAACGACACACGACCAGGGCGATCAACGGGATCGACCAGTCGGTCAAGGTGAATCGCCTGGTATGGCAGTTCGCCCAAGAGTTGTTAAAGTTCAAAAGCTAACCGAGACCGGGGTGGGAGCCGACCTCCCACCCCCATGGAGGATACGATGAGCGCACTGGGCGAGAGCGAAACACTGTACGAAAAAGGTGGCTGGTTATACGTAAAATGTATCATTGCGAACTGGTCCAAGCCTGAGCGATACATTCACTACTGGCCTATTGGAGTGACCATGTATGATCTGGGCCAACGGGTCGGTAGTACCGAAGAGGCTCAATCCCGCATCGGCATGAAGATGACCAGTCGAGGGAACGGCGTTTTCTTGGATGAGAAATTCCTGGGATATCGCTTACGAGAGGGCGGGCAAACACAACCCGAGTGGAGCGAGACCGAAGCCGTTCCTCCTCCCATACAGCGCGGGCGTAAGCTCGTCATTGCATGGCGCGAAGGCCGCTGGTTCAAAGAAACATCGAAAGGATGGAAACGAGCTTGAAACTTTCCGATTTTATCAGATACACCGCGCCCGTGAAGCGGTTCCGCCCCAACTGGACGGCTGCCTTTGGCGGGATTGAGGAGCGCGGGGCAACACAGGACGAGGCCACGGCCTCCCTGTTCGGGGCGCTGCGGGCGAGTACCGTGGGTGATTTCACCCCGGTTGTCATCCCCTTTGGGGGATATATCGCCCTGGTATGGCGCGACCAGGCAACATGGATGTACACCATACGACCTGATTCGGTCAAGGGTGAAATCAAAAGCAACTTTCACTCCATCGGTCCCAAGCGAGACGAGGCCGAGGCACGCGCCCGGGTCCACCTGGCGCAGTACGTTCTCGATGATATGCTCGGCGGGGCTGATTTCACGACCGAGGAAATAGCCAAGATCATCCTTGAGCCCGGCGACCAGCGCGATTTCTTTTCGCTGGCTGCCAGGTCAATTGAAGTGAAGATGTTGATGGCGACCGGCCTTACCTGGCAGGAGGCCAACATACAACTCGACGGATTGCACCTGCAAAGGAGCCGATGATGACCAACGTCAACGTCGCAAGTAAGCTCGTCTATAAGTGGGTCGCATCCTACTTTATGAAACAGGACGAGACCCGGGTCACTCGCCTGGATGCTGACTTTCTCATTGCCAACGGGAATTGCATGGTCAAGGGGCCCAACCACCCCGACCTCTTCGCGTTCGAAGTCTTCCCCCAGGAGTGGCAGCGAGCGACCTACAAGGGCAAGGCCGCCCCCGAGGCTGGCGGCCCGGACGCAGCCGCCCTGTGGACGAGGTTTGAAGGCCTGCCGGTGGTGCAACCACTCACCCTTACCGATGAACTGATCGAATGGCCGGGATCGCGCAATAAGCCCGGAACGTTCTATCGAAGGTTCCGTTATGACGACACCCGGTTTATCCTGGGCGATGCTCGTTACTTCGGGACGGTCTTCCTCGACAAAAAGTTCTGCGACATGCTCAACCCTGACCTGGACGGGCTCCAGGGTTTCTTGTTTGAACTGTTAGACGGGTATGGCGGGGTCGTGCGAGTCTCTGCCGTGTACGGGCATATCGCCTACATTATGCCTGCCGATATGAAGAAACCAGGTCGATTCAGATAAAACAGATTGAAAGGAGGTGAACGAAATGGCAACGGATACAAAGACAGTGGAACTCGGCGAGAACATCTCCATCGAGGTGAAGGACGGGAAGGCGATTATCACGATTGACCTCAAGCATCGCGGGGGCGACTCCGGGAGCGGCAAGAGCGTGAAGGTCGCCTCCACGGGTGGCAACCAGGTCATCCCGGGGACGAACGTCGTTCTTGGATTGAACGCTTACATTAAAAAGTAGTCTAATGCCAAGTAGCAAGAGGGCCGGGAGCCGAAAGGTTCCCGGCCTTTTTTTGTGCCTTTTTTTATGGCTTGCCCGCTCCCTTGATTGCCTGTTCTACATGTGCTACTATTGCAAGTGGGAGGGATATGCTGTACACGGCCATGGGGCGCGTTTTCAGCGGCCCCCTTGCAAAGAGGTTTGTATGCAGCAGATCGCGACCACTCATATTAAAGCCAACGAGATCGTCTCCCTTGCGCGGCTTGTCGCTCATCCTGAGAACTACCGCACTCATAACGAATTTCAAATAAAAGGCCTCATCGCCTCGCTGACCCGGTTTGGTCAAGCCCGCTCTATCGTGTGTCAAGATGGACCCGAACACCTCTTACTGGTAGCCGGTCATGGCGTCGTGGAGGCCGCCCGCCGCATGAAATGGCGCGAGCTTCGGGCCGACATCCTCCCCGCCGACTGGACTCCCGGCCAGGTAAAAGGGTACCTCATCGCTGACAACGCACTTGCCGACCACACCGAGGATGATACCGACCAACTTTCCGGGCTCCTCCAAGAACAACGAGACGCCGGGTATGACCTGCTCTCGATGGGCTACGATGACAAGGCGCTCCAAGAGATGATCAACGGCTTACAGGAGGAGGAGGCTGAGCCCGACCCGGGAGCCGAGGACGTGGTAGAGACCGGACCGAACAAGGGGCAACTCTTAGCCTTACTCCATGTCACCCTGGCCGAGCCAATTCACCCGGTTGCTCGGGGCGAGGTGTGGGCGCTCGATAATCACTTTTTGATTTGCGCTCACGTCTTCCGTGACTGGTCGTTGTGGACCCGGTACCTCAAAGGGGAGAACTCCCTGTTCTTGCCCTTTGCCGGGCCGCTCTGCGCTCTCTCCCAAAACGCCGATACCCATATCCTTGTACTCGTCCAGCCCGACCCCTACATAGCCGGCCACGTTGTTGACCGCTATGCTGAGGTCCACGGCCAACAATCCGTTTGGAAAGCGGGGGCTTTCAACCTTGTCCAGTCCGAAGAAGAAGACGAAGATACCGACGACTCAGACTCAGCCGACGATCCAGATTCAGAAGACCGCCGGGGCGACCTATGACCCGGACGGCCCTCCTCTGTACTTCCTGGCCTCCGGCCCGGACCGTATGAAGATGATCATACCCGTCGCGAAAAACCTGCTTATAGCGGTCAACGAGCTTGACTACGGCGATGCTGACCTTGCCATGGTCAGAAGCTGGTTTGTCGATGACCCTGAGAAAAAGATATTTCTGGATTCGGGGGTCTACAACTTTGCCACCCAGTACGCCCTTACCCACGACCTCTCGATGGACCAGGCGCTTTCGTTTGCTCCCTCCGAGATGGAAGGCTTCGAAAACCTGTTCACCCGCTACGTTTCCATCGTCCACGCTCTCGATGAGTGCCTATGGGGCTATATCGAGATTGACCAGGGAGGCCGGGAGAACAAGATCAAAACGCGCGCCCGGTTGGAAGCCCTCGGCCTCCATCCCATCCCGGTGTATCATCCCTTAAACGACGGGTGGGACTATTTCGACTACCTGGCAGAGCGGTATGATCGTATCTGCTTCGGCAACATCGTCAACGCAAAAGATGCCACCCGCAAGCGCCTCATTGCGACCGCTTGGGAGCGCCACCGAAAATACCCCCATCTGTGGATCCATGTCCTGGGGCTTCAACTCCATTCCTGGTTATACTCCTTGCCTCTCAACAGTTGCGACACCTCATCCTGGCTCCACCCTGTTCGCTGGCCTCGCTACCCGTCCCGGTGCATGGGCGCGGTCAATGGATTGATGGGGCCTGAGTATCGTTATGTATTGACCAAGGATGGGGCGACCTCTGACGATCTTGGAGGCTCCAAACACGCGGTCGCCGTGTGCGGCTATACCCACCATCTCGACGGGCTGACCTGGCAGGGCTATGTATCAGAACTGGCGCGTATGGGCTTTGCGACCTACCCGCCCCCCCTTAAAGGATTGGAGGCCACGAATGTCAAGAATTGAACTTGAGGCCATTGTCACCTTCACTCGAGAGGGCTTTCACTGCTGGCCCGAGGCAACCGGCAAACGGGCATATCTGGCAGCCCGGCATCGACATGTGTTTTATGTCGAGGTCCGGGTGGAGGTGTTGCATAAGGAGCGCGAGATTGAGTATCACGACCTGCTGGACTACTGTCAAGAGTGCTTTCCGGGAGGAGAGATGGGTTCGGCTTCCTGCGAAACCATGGCCGCCTCCCTGGTCGCCCTGGTCGCCGAGCGGTACCCACGCCGATGTGTGTCGGTCTCTGTTTTTGAGGATAACGAAGTGGGAGCCCAGGCAAACTTCTACACCTCAGATAAGGAGGTATGGTGATGTACACCATAGGCAAGCAATTTCATTTCAGCGCCAGTCACCAGCTCGTCCACTTGCCCGATGGTCACCCCTGCAAGAGGCTCCACGGCCATAACTACACGGTCGAGTTGATCTTGTGCAGCCACGCCCTTGATCGCCGGGGCTTCGTCCTGGACTACAACGAGATGGCTCCCTTTGCCAAACACATTTATGAGACCCTGGACCATCGCCACCTCAACGACCGCATGGAGATGCCGACGGCGGAGCGGATCGCCGAGTACCTGTGGGACGTGGCCGCCGAACTGTACAGGCCGGAGAATATTCTTATCACCGTCCGGGTCCATGAAACACCGTCAACGTTTGCGGAGTACACTCAACCATGATTGAGACGTTGAACATCAGCGAAATATTTGGAATCACGATACAGGGCGAAGGAGCCCTGATCGGCAAGCCCACCGTGTTCGTCCGGGCCGGGGGCTGTGACTTCCGTTGCTCCTGGTGCGATACCCTGTACGCGGTCCTTCCCAAATATAAAGATGAGTGGGTCAAGATGAGCCCCGAACAGGTGTTCGCAAAGGTCCGGGAGTTATCCCCTTTGCCCATCCTGGTCACTCTCTCGGGGGGTAACCCGGCCATGCAGCCCTTTGGCCCGTTGGTGGATATGGGTCACCAGGCGGGCTACACCTTTGCGCTGGAGACGCAAGGCAGCATTATGAAGCCCTGGATGCGCTGGCTTGACTACCTTACTCTCTCGCCCAAGCCTCCAAGCTCGGGGATGAGTCAACGCATGGACCGGCTTGATTGGTGCTTCTCTACCGGGGCTGTTGTTATCATCAAGGTCGTTGTGTTCGACGAGGCCGACTATATGTTCGCCAGGTCGGTCGCCTCCCGGTATCCCGGGATACCCTTCTATTTGCAGCCCGGCAACGAAACCGTCGGCAAGTCCTTTGATATGGCGAGCGTGTTGGGCAAACTCGCCTGGCTCATCGAACTGGTGAAGGCCGACCAGTGGAACGATGTAACCGTATTGCCTCAACTTCACACCTTGTTATGGGGTAACCGCCGTGGGGTCTGAACTGGTCAAGTATGAAACATTGAAGGATATCGCCCGCGAGCTTCTCTGCGCCATAGGTGAAGACCCTGACCGGGAAGGACTTTGGGAGACACCCCGGCGCTTTGCCGATTGGTGGAGGGAGTTCATCGAATACGACGCAGGAACGATGACAACCTACTTTGAAACGCTCTCGACCGACCAAATGGTAGTCGTTTCTGGTATGCGGGTCTGGTCGCTGTGTGAACACCATTTACTCCCATTCTGGTGTGACATCTCTATCGGCTACATTGCGACCTCTCGGGTGCTTGGCCTCTCGAAGTTTGCTCGGATTGCCCACAAGTATGCTCACCGATTGCAACTGCAGGAGCGGTTGACTCACCAGATCGCTGACGAGATCGCCGGGGTCACCCAAAGCAGTGATATCGCAGTGCTGGCGCAAGGTGAACATTTATGTATGGAGATGCGCGGGATACGGACCAACGGGCGAATGACCTCCTCAGTTATGCGTGGCTTGTTCCGGGAGCGCGATGCTGCCCGCATGGAGTTCTTGCGGCTTGTGGAGCGTGGCTATGGGTAAGATGACTCAGAAGTCTCAATCTTCTACGCGCACAAGTACCCGCCCTCGGGGAGTCCATCTCAGTAAGGCCGCCCGTCTGGTCGCCCAAGATACCTTCATCGAGAGTTACAAGCTCAACGCCAATAAGACCCTCGCCTGTATGCAAGCTAACATCGACTACAACACCATGCGTTACTGGGAAGAACACGACCAGACCTTTTCGTTCCGCCTCAATCAAGCCGACCAGGCCGCCAACGATATGTTACTAGCCGCCGCCTGGCAACGAGCGGTCAAGGGAGTGGAGCGCCACAAGATCAGCATGGGCCGCCCGGTCTATGTCGAGGTCAAGGACAAGAGCGGGAAGAAGGTCATGGTACCGCTTATAGAGCGGGAGTACAGCGACACCGTTCTCTTGCGCCTGATGTCCTGGCGCATCCCCGGCTTCAAGGAAGGGGCTGCGGTCAATGTTAACCTCACCACGCCAAAGGAGTATATCAATTGGCCCGAGGATGGAGTGGACCCATGAACAGAGAGGCTCTCCTTGCCCGTCCTCGGGAACGTGCTTCCTACCAGCCTTTTGGGGCGGCATACAAGGCTATTCGCTCTAGTCGCCGCGAGGTGTTGTTATGCGGGCCGGCCAACACTGGTAAAAGCCGGGGAGCCCTTGAGAAGCTCCATCATTGCATGGACAAGTATCCCGGCTCCAGGAGCCTGATGCTTCGCAAGTCCCGGCGCTCCCTCACGCAGACCGCCATGGTCACCTACGAACAAAGGGTGTTACCTCGGGGCTGGCTTGACAACATTATCCATTTCAACGTCACCGATCAGCAGTACGAGTATCCTAACGGGAGCATACTGGCTGTCGGCGGCCTGGATGACGCTCAGAAAATTATGTCATCCGAGTGGGATATGATCTATCCTCAGGAGGCGACCGAACTGACCGAGGGCGACTGGGAAGACTTGACAACCCGGCTCAGATGGCACTCCATGCCCTATCAACAACTGCTCGGGGATTGTAACCCGAACAAGCCGACCCACTGGCTGAAAAAGAGGTGTGACAAGGGCAAAACGTTGATGCTTGAGTCCCGCCATAAAGATAATCCGACCCATACCAAGGAGGATCAGGACGCCCTTGACAACTTGACCGGGGTTCGGCGCAAACGTTTACGCGATGGGCAATGGGCCGCCGCCGAGGGCATGGTGTACGAGATGTGGGACACCTCCCTACACGTTATCGACGCCTTCGAGATACCGCCCCTGTGGCGCCGCTACTGGGCGATTGACTGGGGCTTCCGCAATCCCTTTGTCTGGCAGGCGTGGGCGCAGAGCCACGATGGCGACCTGTATTGTTACCATGAAATATTTATGACCGGGCGGCTGGTGGAAGACCTCGCCCGCCAGGTTGTTGAAGTGACTGCTGGCGAGCCCCGGCCCATCGGGGTGATCTGCGATCACGATGCCGAAGATAGGGCGACGTTCGCCAGGCACGCCCAGGTTGACACGATTCCCGCCTCCAAAGCGATCAACCTGGGTATACAGGCAGTACAGGCCCGTTTGAAGTCAGACAAGCGAGGAAGACCAGGGGTCCGTTACTTTCGCGATTGCCTGGTTGAGCGCGACCCCCATTTGGATGCGACCAAGGCTCCCGCCTCGACCATAGAGGAGTATGACGGCTATGTGTGGGATGAGTCCAACGGGAAGAAAGAAAAAGAGGTGCCAGTTGATAAGGACAATCATGGGATGGACTGTTCTAGGTATATGGTGATGCACGTTGACGGTGGAGACAACTTAGAAGCGTTGGACGATGCAACCGTGGCCGCCCTGAGCGGCTACCGAGGATATTGAAGATGGGATGGTTTTCAACGATGATACAAGCAGGAGTCGCCGCTTACACCTCAGCCCGGCGCGTGTTCGAGGAGCCCAGTGTCGCTCACGACCAGGCGCTCTATCTCAACCAGCAGGCAGCCTATAACCTGTTATGGGCGTACTACAACGGGAGCATGTTTGAGCGTATTGTCGGCTCCCTCAATTGGAACTGGGCGGCCTACGCCGGGGGCTGGCAAGCCTATAAAATGAACTACAATCTCTATCGCAATATCAGGCTTGTGTACAATCCGACGCGCCGCCTGGTGGACTTTTACGCCGGGCAGGTCTACCCCGGGGTTCTCTCTGAGGATGGACAGAACTTACCCGATGGCGTCCCGCTGGCCGTCCCGTTCAGCAAGGATACTCCCAAAGCCTTGAAAAGCGCGATCTCGCAATTCTGGCAATGGTCAAACTGGCAAGCCAGGAAGGCCGTTCAGGTCAGATACGGGGCGGCGCTCGGGAGTGTGATGATCGAGGTAGTGGATGATCTGGATAACGGGGTTATCTCGGCTGATATCGTGTGGCCGGGCTTCGTCATCGATTTGGATTGCGACACCTCCGGGAACGTCAAAAGTTACACGATTCAATACCAGGCGCAAGATGAGACCGGCGGCTACATGTATCGCAAGGTTGTTGATGGCAACGAGTTTCGCTACTTCCGCAATGATGAACCATGGGACTATGGCTCGGGCAAGGTAGCATCCAACCCGTACGGGTTCGCGCCTGCTGTCTGGATCAAACACATCGACGTGGGCGGTCACCATGGCAGCCCGGCCATAGCGGGCTCGTTCGGCAAGATTGACGAACTGAATAACCTCGCGAGCCACGTTCACGACCAGATTCATAAGGTCATCGGGGCTCCCATCCTCATCTCCTCATCCTCGGCTATAACCAACATTTCCAACACACCCAAGCGCGTCCCGACCGCTGACTTCCCATCGGTGGAAAGTGACCAGGAAAGCGTGTTGATGTTGAAAGGGAGTGCCGATAGCCGCGTCTCCTCCCTGGCAGGCAACCTCAATCTCACCGAGGCGCTGGCCGCCATGAAAGATCTGCTAGGTGAAATAGAACAGGATCACCCCGAACTGGTGTTCTACCGGGAACTGCGAGCCATGAGCCAGGTCACTGGCCCGGCTGCCTCCCGCCTGGTGGGCGATGTCGCATCCCGGTTCGCAGAGGTCGCAGCCTCCTATGACCAGGCAAACATCAAGCTATTCCAGATGGCAACGGCGATTGCAGGATTCCGGGCCAACTCGGGAGCATGGGGGATACTCAACCGGCAACAACAAAAGTTCAAACCCTATACCCTGGACTCCTACGAAAACGGCGATCTGGACATGGCGATCATGCCGCGTGCGCTCTTGACCCCGACCAGGCATGAGCTTGCCCAAGAGAATGAACTGATGTGGAAGGGTGTTTGGTACGCAGCCGAGGCGGGAGTATCGGCTGAGTTCGTATTGAGAGAGGCCGGGTGGACTGAGGATGTCATTCAGCAGATAGTGACGGCCAAGGCCCAACTCGCACAGCAATCAGCGAGCCCGGCTCCTGCCGTTCCTGCCATAGCCGGGCCGCCGACTATACCAGTCGCACCGGTGGGCAATGGCGCAAGGCCGGGGCAATAAAATAGAAAGGATAGAGCGATGAACTCAAACCAATTTGCACATATCTGGTTAGAAACGCATGGGCTGTTTGATAAGGACAGCGATTATGACGGCTGGCTAGGAAAGTCAGTAGAGGAAACATGGGCATTTATAGCAAGTCAAGGGCATAGTGGGGGGTCAGCAGCCCGGACATTTCAATTGCTGCAAGCGATCTATGAAGCCTATGATAACCCTGATGATCCGATCTGGAAGGCATACTGGGAAAGCGACGAGGGAAGAAAGATCAAAGAATCGTTTGAAGGAGGAAGGCCACTTCCAGCACACCCTATACAAGTCAAGACGGCAATGTTGGTCATGCCAAACCCAACCCCTGAACAATTGAACGATCCGCTCTTTGAAGCGATTTGGCAGGTTATCAAAAGTTGGGATATCAATGTTCCTGGATACTATGAAGGATATTGTGGAGCGACCGGCTCCCATGTAATGTTGATCTTTAATGAACTCAAGAAACCAGAGTGAGCAGTTAATTTTCGTGCAATTTTATAACACCCTTTTCTAAAGGAGATGTGACATGGCTATTCAACTCAAGGCAGGCGTCCCGGCTCCCAAGTCGGTCGCCATTACCGACGTCGTTCCCGCCGTGGCAGGCGGGATGAACACACAGGGCGGGAACGGACAAGTCGTTCTCAAGTCCGGTGTCCCTATTCCCAAAGGGGCCAGCGTTACCGCTATCGTTGGAGCCAACCCGCAGCAGGTGAGCGGCTGATGGACGAAGACCGATTGAAACAGTTTGCCGAGCGAGAGGAGCGCATAAGGAGCCCGCGCTTCTGGTGGCACTGGCAGAACCTGAAGGAAGACAGCCCGAAAGCATGGCTACACGGGAGCGGCTGGTTAAACGACCGGCGCTCCCGGTTCCGACTGGGGTTAGAATGGCTCCTTCCCTCCCCCTTCACCCATGCATCTATCGAGTTTGGGGATGGCGACTACCAGATCACCGCCTCGCTGGCCTGCCCGTTGTTTGCCGGGTGGATCCATGTCCAGGGCATACGAGCCTTTGATCGGTTCCACCTCTTTAGCGGGTATTCTGGCACGATGCGCAAAATAGGGCTGTCTTTTTATTCCTGGTCGCTCAGTTGGACCCTATGGGCCGACCCGTCCGGGTGGAGCCCAACGAAACCGAGGTGGCGCGATGGATGGTTCGACCTTCCTGATTTCCTGTTGGGCAAAGCAACCCACACGAAAACAGACCAGGAGCCGATACCTGCCACGCTCACCTTTGCTGAAGGTGACTACCCGGTGACCGTTGTGTTCTTTCACCAGCGATGGAAGCGGCCTCGCTGGCCCTGGCCCAAACTGCGCGATGGGGCCGAGGTCAATAGCGAGACGGGTATTCCTGTTCCTGGCAAGGGCGAGAACTCTTGGGATTGTGACGATGACGCATTCTTATCCATCGGCGCCTCAGCCAAAACGGTCGAGGAGGCACTCGCCCAGGTCAAAGCGAAGGTCGAGAAACGGCGAGAACAGTATGGCGGGCACGATTGGAAGCCATTCACCATGAAAGAAAGGTGACCTACCTATGTTCACTGCCTTTCTGATCGGCCTTACCCTGCCACTCGTCCCGTTTCTGATCGGGCTTGGCCTGATCCATCGACATTCTAAGAAAAGGAAGTGATTCACTTGGGAGGCAAACCGAATCCCGGGACACCCAAAGATCAACGCCTGGCACGTAACAAGCCTACGGCCTCGACCAGCAAAACGAAGCCCAGGCCAGCCCAACAGAAACGCCCTCAACCGAGGAGCAACAAGTGAGCAATGACGACACTCTCCCGGTTCCATGTGATTGTGAGAAGGGGATACGAGCGTACTTTGATTTCCTGGCGGGCATGAAGGAACTTCAGTCGCTCACCAGCTATACACCTGAGCAGTTTGACACATTGAAACATGACCTGCGAGCTCAGGCAGGCCAGCCCAACAAAAAAGGTAGACTTGCGCAACGCGAGAAATGAGGCTATACTTATGTTAAATAATCCACTTCTCACACCAGGCGGGCAGACGCCCCCAGGTGGAGATCCTCCGGGGCAGACGCCCCAACAACAACAACCGGGGCAGACGCCCCCAACAACAGCCACGCCAGGGCAGACGCCGACAAGCGGGCAAAGCAGAACGTCATTGAATGACTTGCCGCAGGACATTCAGGACTTAGTTCGTGGTCTGCGCAAAGAAGCCAAGGAATCGCGAGAGGCGCTCGAGGTCATCCAACGGGATGCGCAAACGGCAGCCGACGCGAAACTGAAGGAACAAGGCGAGTTCAAGAAACTGGCAGAACAGCATGAGGCCCGCGTAAAAGAACTAGAACCCATCGCCTCCCGTTATGCCGCCCTGTCCGAGCTTGTCTCCGAGCAGATCAAAACAGAGATGAAAGAGTGGCCTGCCTCAGTCAAGGCCCTTGATCCGGGTAAGGACGCCTCCATTGAAACGCGCCTGGAATGGCTCACCCGAGCCCGCGCTATTGTCGCCGATCTCAACATTCAGGCCCGTGGGAGTCTTCCCGGCAATCGGCCTAACCCGCCCGCGCAAGGTCAACCCTCACGTGAGGATATGATCGCGCGAAACATGGCGGAAATGAGAAAAGAGAAGGCTCGCCTCCTCTAGTATTCCCTGCCTTCCAAGCGCAGGGATGATTGAGAGAAGATCATGGCTGAAATAGCCAAGTCGGGTACTCCTTCCCTGCACACCCTCGGCCCGGACCCCGGTGCTTGTAAGCATCCTAGCTTGCTGGCCGGGGAGGCCATTGCAGCCGGAGACCTCTGTTATGTGTCCTCTGCTGGGACCGTGTTTCGCTCAAATGGCGCCGCTGCAACCGCTCCCGCGAAAGTGCGCGGTATTGCTCCCACCAAAGCCAATATCGGTGAGCCGGTGACGCTCATGTACCATGTCGTTTTCCAGTATGGCGCGGGGCTCACACCCGGCGCTGGCTACTTCCTCAGTGGCACTGTCCTTGGTGGCATCGCCGACGCGGCCTCTACTGGTGGCACAGGCGAAATCGGCTTTGCCATTGATGCAACCAGAATTTACTTTCGTCAAAGCGGCTACTAGTAGGCTAGGGAGGGCTTAAACCGTGGCATTCGGTACATTAACAACTCTCGATACCCTAGCCTCTCTCAGAGCCGCTACGGGTGTCGTCGCAGACATAGGCGAAGATATCGCCTTCAACGCAATTGAAGCGGCCCTTGCCGCTCACAACCAGTTATTGCAGGAGTCTCTCTCTGGTTTCGTCGATTCGACCACTGACCGGCTCAGGCGCTATGGTGGACCCGACCAGATGCTGATGGAGGAACTGGACGAGTTCGGGACGGCAGGAGCCCAAAAGATCAACGCGGGCGCAACCCTGGGTTTCCCCCTGCGTTTCTTTAGCGGCTCTTTGCAGTGGACCCGCCTCTTTTTCCAGAATGCGACCGGGGCAGAGCTTGCCGCGCAGGTCACAGCGATGATGGATGCCGACATTAAAAACATGCACCGTCAATTGAAGCTCGCCATTTTCACGCCGACCAATGCAACCTTCGAAGATCGGCGGGTAGACCATGTCAACCTTCCTTTGAAGGCCCTGGTCAATGCCGACTCGGCTCCCATTCCTATCGCGCCAGATGGTACCACCTTCAACGCAGCGACCCATACCCACTACCTCGGGGCAACCGCCGCCTGGTCGGGCGCTACTGCTGCCCAAATCGGGACTGACCTTACCGCGCTCAACCAGACGATCATTGAGCATTTCCTGACCGGGGCAATCCAGTTTCTTTGCAATCCTGCTCAGGAAGTGAACATACGGGCGGCGAACGGCTTCTTCCCGTACTATGACTCCCGCCTGATCCCTTCAATCAACCAAACAAACGCTATGGGCGATTTGGATGTTATGAACATCACAAACCGCGCTATTGGCGTGTTTGGAGCGGCTGAGGTCTGGATCAAGCCATGGATACCGCCCAACTACGTTGTCGGCGTCCTGATCGGTAGCCCGCAAAAGGCCCTGGCGATGAGGACCCGCAATGTCGGGAGTGGGAACCTCGAGCTCCTGTTCGATAACGAGATGTTCCCACTTCGGTCTCGTTCCTATGGCCGGGAGTTCGGTTTCGGGGTATGGAACCGGGTAGCCGCCGCCACCCTGTACACTGCCGGGACTTCCTATACCGTTCCTGCTACCAGCCTCCTGTAATGGTTGGGAGCGATAACAAGCAGCAATAAAATCGTCCTTATTCTCGTTTCGACCCCTGAAGCGAGAATAAGGAGCAATAAAGGAGTACCAACTATGGCGACCAAGAAAGACGATCCGGGGGCCGCCGATGCTTCCGCGACTTCGCCGCCGGTGGTTCAGCCACCCCAGCCAGTTTTCATTGTGCCGCCGCCGCCAGCGCCAATCCCGGCGGGTGAAGTCCGCAAACTTGACGAGACGCCGGGCGGCGGGCGCTTCATCAAAGATGGCGTCCTTATCAACCACGACGGCCAGCCGATCAACGAAGATGGGACGCTCAAGGCCCCGGAAGGAACCTAGTCATGCAGCAGAAATATCAGAAAATTCAGAAGGCCATGCTCGCGACCTATGGAGGTCGCCTCCATAAAGAGAGCCAGCCCGGACCAGCCCATACGCAGAACCCGGCGGGCTTGCCCTTTACGGGTGGAGGTGGAGGCAATAGCTTGCCTGAAGGTTTCGTACAGAATGTAGCTTCACAGGTTCCATTCGTGGGGACCGGGGCGGCAAGTGGCGGGAGCTTGCCCACAAGTAGCACTGGCAAGCCGGGGCTGCCATTCACCAAGTAGGAGGCCGTCAATGGGGAGACTCACCCAGGCTCAACAGGATAAGCTCCCGGATTCGGCTTTTTGCGGGCGCGGGCGCTCCTTCTATGTGACCCAGCGGGGTGATATCCCCAACGCTGCTAACGCCTTGGGCCGGGCCAATGATGATGCCGAACGAGCGCAAATCAAGGCGTGCGTTATCAGGAAGGCCCAACAATTCGGCTGGATGAGTGCGCTTCCTCAAAACTGGCAGGACGAGCTAAAAAGCAAAGGGAAGAAGTAGTGGACAGACCGACGGCGACCGCCTATCTCACCGAGGAATACGCAGACCTGGCAACCGAGACCGGCTGGATAGCCGGGACAATCACCTCGGCTTATGTGGTCGTGGTCGATCAGAGCTTGCGGGCGCTTGGTTATAACGAAACTGACCTGCCGACGGTCAACGTCGATCAAGTCAACGTCATCAAGTACATTGCGCTCCTGGACTACTACGCGCTGACCCGTTTTGCCAGGTTTTTCGCCATTCGGATGGATGTTTCTATCGGCGTGGCCGTCTCTGCCAAACGTTCCCAGGTAGGGGCAATGGTCAATACCATGTTGGACAAGGCAGAGAAGCATCTGCTCCAACTGGGCATCGGGCCAGTTCAACAGATGATCGCCGGTCGCTACAATCTGGACTTCTTAGAACCTGGACCCGGGGAGTTTTAGCCATGCCAGGACTCCTTTTTAGCGCAGCCGACTTACAACGCATGGGTGACTGGTGGAGTGCCGTACTCCTGACTGACACCTGCAATATCCTGCGGGAGACGCGCACGCCCAAGCCCTCGGGCTCTGGCGGGGCATCAATCACCTTCCCGGCGGCCCATTCTGGAGTACCTTGCGCGGTGATTGACGCCGGGACACCCACCGAGCAAACGCTTGCCAGTCAGACGGTCGGGTCGGCTCCCAAGCTGGTGTTACTCCCGCGCGGAACCGATGTCCTGGACACCGACCGAATCCAGGTAGGAGCGATAACCTACCACATTATCGACGCCAAAGGGCCAGATACCATTGAGGTGCTGCGCCAGGTGTTGGTTAGTCGGCTCTCAATCACATAAGGAGGAACTATGAGGATACATGCACGCTTTCGCTTAGACAAGGTAGACAGGTCCCGAGGCTATTACAAGGCTTCTGGCGAGGCTGAGGCCAAATCAGTTGAGGCGGCCTATGTCCAACTTAACGGGGTTCAAGGCGACCCCTTCGGCTCATGCCGAGATGCTCATTGTCAATCCAGAGGCGGCTAAAGCGTTCCATGCCGCTCCCATCGGGCAAGAGTATGACGTCATCTTTTCGCCTATCGAGGAAAGCAAGTAAGCCATGGCCGGGGTATCAATCGAGATCACAGGCATAGAGGCGCTGCTTGCCCGCATGGAGTTTATAAAGGTCGAATCGGCGGCCCTGGTGGAGCAAGCCGTGGTCGATTCGGCCCTGGACGGCCAGAGTATGGCGATGGACTTATCGGCAGTGCTGACCGGCTACTTCCGTAGTCGCTGGCAGGTGCAGCCGGGGGATACCAAGCTCTCGCGCAACCTGGTCAATGACGCCGACTATGCAAAATTCCTGATCTTTGGGCATCATACCCGTTCAGGAAGTTGGGTCCCGCCCCAGGACTGTCTAACGCCCGCCCTGGTGTACGGACGCAAACGGCTGGTCGAACGTCTGTTCGGGGTGATGAAGGCGCTCGGGTGATCGGAGGTAAGCCATGGTCGCATACACAGCAGCCTTAGAAGTGCAAACCGCCATGCGGGCAAAATGGATTGCTGACTCGACACTCATGGCCCTTGTGGCCGGTGTCTTCGATGGAGTCCCTGAGAACCAGGCGTTACCCTACATTGCCAAGGGAGCATCGACCGAGATACCCTGGATGACCTTTGGGCCCAATGGCGAGGGCAAAGAGGTAACGATGGTGTGGGATGTCTTTTGGGAGGCCGGGGGCGACGAGGGCGGGATCGCCATTATCAACGAGATGAACCGCCTGGTGCATCATAAAATTCTTACCCTGGTCAACTACGTCAATGTGCTGACTGAGTGCGAACTGTGGACCATCATTGCGCTGTCCACCATTGAGCAGGCCTTGTATGTCAACCATATCATGGCCCGCTATACAACGTATAACTATCCTGCCTAAAACAAGGCAGCATGGAGGTATACCATGGGAGTCCCAACCGCAGGCATCACCAGCCTGGTAAAAGAGGGGGCTGTAACTATCGCCAACCTGGGCGTCTGGTCGGTCTCGGAAAAAGTAGGCACGGCCGATACAACCAGTTTTGGGGCGACAGGCAACTGGGCAACCAGGGGCGCGACCATTAAGGAATGGACGGGCAAGACCGACGGGCGGCTTGACCCGACAGACGCGGGGCAACTGGCCCTCATCAATGGCCTGGGAACGGTCCTTGTCATGCAGTTCAACGTTGATGCCGCCGGGGTTCATTTCTGGTCGGGCTCGGCCCTTGTCACCGGGATCGACCCCAAGGCCGATGTCAAAACCATGGTCGATGTGGCTTTTTCCCTGGATGGCACAGGGCCGTTGACCTTCACCTAAGAAGGGGGCGATATGGGCAACCCACTTTCTGGCTACGATGCTGACGTATGGATGGCTGCCAACCCAAGTGTCGCCCTGGGCGCGCCCGAGGCGGCTGGCAATACCGATTCGGGCGCGTGGATCCTCTACAAAGCCAACACCCATTGGGCCTGGGATAAGCGCGTGCCTATTGTGGTCCAGACCGCCCCAACCGTTGGCGGTACCTATACGACGGCGACCGACTACGTGTTTCAGTACGCGGGCGGTGTCATCGTCTTTAACACGGCCCGGACCTCGGGGGTCAATAACTTTGTCCGTATCCAAACTGGCAACTTCTTTAACCTCACCCAACTGGATGATGCTCACACCTGGGCGCTCTCCCTCAAGGCCACGGCTGTCGATAACACGCGCTTTCAGACGCCGGGCGGGTGGGCAACGAGAACCGCCACGACTAAAGAAGGCTCGGGCAAGATCGACACCTTCCGCTCAGACGGGCGCGTTACCGCAGAACTAGGGGCGATTGTGGCCCTGCAACTTTATGCCTCCAAGACGCTCAACTACCGCTGGGAGGCCCTTGGTTGGGTGACCGGGGTAGACCCAAAAGGCGATGTCAAAGGGGTGGAGGAGCAAGCCATGTCCTTTGATGTTGAGGCAGATTGTTACTTCAGAACAGTATAGAGCCAAAAGAAAGCGAACACGATGGCAGAAGTTTTAGAAGATATTGATACCAACGCAGAGCTACCCGCCGCCGATGGAGTGGTGGAGGTAGAGCCGGTGGAGTACCTTGAGACTGAGGACGAGGGCGAACTACGAAGCATCATCTCTCAAATTTCCGATAAGGTTGAGAAGCTCGTTCCTATCCCCGAGTGGAAGGTGAAGGGCAAAGACGGCAAAACGCGTATTGTCCAGGTGCTTGTCCGGGCGTTGAACACCCTGGAGCGCACGCAGTTTATTAACCTGCTGCAACGCACAGACAATGATATGACCAAGGTGTACCCGGACCTGGCGATCATGTGTGCACGTCACCCAAAGACCGAAAAACTCCTCTTCAAGCCAGGTGACCGGGGGATGCTCCAACAACGGCTCGGGCTCGCCGTGGAACGCATCGCCCTCACGGCGACCAAGATTTCAGGGCTTGATAAGGAGACCCTGGACAGCATAATAAAAAACTGAGGGAGCGCCCGGACTTCTTCTATGCCTGCCAGGTCATGGACAAGCTCGGGTGCGGCAATCTAGCAGAAATGTGCGAAAAGGTAGGAACCTCCCTCAACATGACGGTCTGGATCGCCTACTTGATGGAGAGTGAGCGGCGGGAGAACGAACGAATGAAAGCCATGATGGGAGAGTAACCGTGAATGCAGGCGAGGTACTAGCCAGGTTCGGATCGGACATCTCAGGCTATGTACACGGGCTCACTGAGATGCAGACCCGAACAGGGGTCTGGAAGGCTCAGGTCGCCTTGCTCGCCGTGGCGGCCGCCGCCGCTATCGTCGCCGGGGCTATCGCCGTTGGGGTCGCTGCCGCCAAGATGGCCGGTGACTTTCAGGCTGGTATCACCCGGCTTTTCACGACCGCCAACGAGCTAAAATCGAATCTTTCCATGGTTGGCGCGGGCGTCCTCTCTATGGCCGGGCAGGTCGGAACCGGGGCGCAGCAGTTACTTCAGGCGATGTACTGGGTAGAGTCCGGGGGCTACCATGGGGCGGCTGGCCTCAATGTCCTACGCATCGCTGCCATGGGGGCAAAAGCTGAAAATGCCAACGTCACCGATGTCGCCAAGGTTCTGACCTTTGCCCTCAACGCCTATGCCGGGACCTCGCTCGGGGCGGCTGGCGCGATGAATACGCTGATTGCTGCAACCTCCCGGGGTGAGATGACCTTGCAAGACCTCTCTACTGCCGTCTCCAATGTCCTGCCCGCCTCTGCCAAGTTCAAAATAAGCCTCATCGATGTCACCGCTGCGATGGCGACCATGACCGCTGAAGGTGACAAGCCAGCCTCAGCCGCTACCCACTTGCGCCAGGTGTTGCTTGCCCTGGAAGCCCCTTCCAAGATAGGGGTGGCTGCTCTCAAGTCGGTAGGGCTTACCAGCCAGCAGGTCGCCGATGAGATGAAGATAAGTTTACCGGGCGCACTCAAGATGATTACGACGGCAGTGGGTAAGACCTTCCCGGAAGGGAGCGCCGCCTACAATCAGGCCATTAAGAATATCTCGGGTGGGTCGCGTCAGATGATGGGCTTCCTGGAATTGACCGGGAGCCACCTGAAGACATTCCAGGATAATGTCAATGGCGTTACCTCTGCTGTCAAAACCGGCGGCTCCTCCATTGCGGGGTGGAGTGCTGTGCAAAGCAACTTCAATTTCAAGATGGACCAGGCCAAGGCCGCCGCCGGGGCCTTTATGATCGTGCTGGGTACGGCCTTACTCCCAACGCTTGGAAAACTTCTCAGTGGCATCTCCCCGATCATCACCGGCTTTGTTGCCTGGGAGACAAAAACGCATGGGATTGAAACCGCCTTAAATGCCGTCGTTGGGGCAATCACCGGGGTCGTGTCGGTCGGTACCTCCATAGTGAACTTTTTTAAGAATAGTCAACTTGCCTGTGATATCCTGGTCGGGGCGATAGCAGCCCTGGCGGCAACCATTATCGCTATGAACATCGGGGCCATTGTTGGCTTTATCGCGAGCATCCCCCTCATTGTCGCCGGATTCGGCGCGTGGGCTGTGGCCGCCGGGGCGGCTGCCGTGGCAACAATTATTGCCGCCGCTCCTTTCATCGCTATTGGCCTGATTGTGGGCGCGGTCGTCGTTGGAATCATTCTCGCGGTCCAGCACTGGGGGGCTATCTCGAAATGGCTTCAAGGCGCATGGGCGGCGACCGTCGCATGGTTTGATACTGCGCTGCACAATGTGGGTCAGTTTTTTGTCAACATCTGGCATGGTATCCAAACGGTGACCTCTGCCGTGTGGGGGGCCATTCTGAACTATCTCAAGAATACGCTGGCAGGGTTGATCCTCATTTTCACCGCGCCTTTTCTCGCTATCGGGGCGCTGTTCGTCTGGCTGTATAACCACAACACCTATTTCAAGCAGTTGATCGATACCATTGTCAACGTAGTAGGCGCGGGCCTGGCCTGGCTACATACGGCCTGGGTCAATACCCTCAATTTTATCGTCGGGGTGTGGAATACGCTAAAAACAGGGGCTCAGGTCATATGGAGCTTTATATCCACCCTCATTTTTGGCAAAGCCACGGAGGCCAAGGGCCATATCACCTCTGTCTTTACCTCAGTGGTCTCTTTCCTGGCCGGGATATGGGCGAACATCCGTTCCGGGGTAACGACTGCCTGGAATTTCGTGGTATCCATCTTCCAGGGGATATGGGGCCGTGTGAGTGGGCCGCTCGGTAGCTTGCTTGGGAACATCGGCAAGTTTTTTGCGGGGCTCGCTACTTCTGCCTGGCAATGGGGCGTCAATCTCGTTCAGAAGTTTATCGATGGGCTCCTGTCCATGATAGGGAATCTCCTTTCTGCTGCGGCCAACCTGGCCGGCCAGGTCGCTAAGGCCCTCGGCTTCCACTCACCGACTGAGTACGGCCCTGGCCGGTTCGCCGACCAGTGGGCTCCCAACTTCGTCAGAATGTACGCGCAAGGCCTCCTCAATGGTATCCCTGTTGTGCGAGCAGCAGCCTCAGCCCTGGCCGGGGCGCTCCCGTCCGGGATGGCCGTCCCTGTTGTCTCTGGCACCGGGAGTATGGGAGCCTCATCCTCTGGTGGTTCCTCGCGTGTTGTTGACCTGTTAGAGCGACTGGTGAAGGCGGCAGAGGCCGGGCAGGTCATTGCCATAGACGGGGATACCCTGGCGGCCAAGCTCGGGCCGCACCTGGCCGCCCAAAAGATACTGAGGCAGGGAAGAATGCCGCCGACGGGTCTACGCTAATGGCAAACACACTCACGGCCAAGATCAACGATGTTCCTGTCGATGTCCAGCAAGGGAGCCTCTCCATCGAAAAGTATATCGATGCCTCCGGGGTGGCTACCTTCACGATCAACGATCCCACCATGGTCGGGAACTATACGCAGTTCAGGCAACACGTCGTTCTGACTGATAGCATCCTGGGCAAGCTCTTTAGCGGCTACATCGTCATCGCCGCTCCGGCCCGAGCCACGTCCACAAGCCAGGAGGGAGCCTGGGTCATCACCTGCCAGGATGAGCGGTATCTTCCGAACAAACGGCTGAACTTCAAAAACTACACCAATCGAACAGCAGGGGATATGGTCGCCGACATGGCCTCGACCTATCTGGCCGCCGAGGGCGTTGTTGTTCCCTATGCGACCCGCTTTGAGAGTAGCCAGGCCGATTTCGCAGGCGGCACGCTGACCAACGTTCTGCCGCAGCCCTCGGGAGATGGAGACTTAGAACTTGGCTCCACTGGCGGAACGGTCACCCAAAGTTACAATGTACCTGCCGATTGGAACGCCGGGACGCTCACTAACGTCAAGGTCAATACTGATGGCTCGGTCCAGTTGAACGGGGTGATCCGCAACTGGACCGATGGGAGCCGTGCAGGACAGGACTTGTATGGGAATGGGAGCCCGACCGATTCGGTCTCATCCGGGGTCTATATTCTTGGCTGCACGAAAGCCTCTGAAACGAGATCGCGTCTGACCTTCGCGGGCTTGTGGGCGACACCCTTCACAGCAGAATGTGATGTCTACCTGGGCGGTGATGTCCCGACGCAGAGCATCACCTACCTAACGACGTTTTGGGGCAATAACGATAACGGCTACGCCTATGCGATTGAACTGACGACACAGGTGATCCAACTCAGGCTCGGCGCAAACGCGGGCTCGGGTACCTCTTCTCAGCTTGCATCGGTCACTTTCGGCACCAAGCTCTCCCCCGGCTGGTATCGTATCCGTGTGGTTTTGTCGGGCTCCACCCATAGCATCTATGTGGGCGGCTCCCTCAAGCTCTCAGTGACCGACTCCACCTATTCCTCGGCGGGCTACCTCGCCATACGAAACCGTAATGGGGAGCCAGCCATTAGCATCAACATGCAGAGCGATAATTTCGGGGTGATGAAGGCCAAGTCCGGTATCTGGCAATCTCCATCGATCTCGATCAACAGCGTCACCACGGTCGCCTCCTCGAGGATATCCTGGGACCCATCGCTTTCGCAGGGTGGAACGATCCTCGTTCAGACCTCCACCAATGGCGGGACGACCTGGAAGAACTGTACCAATGGCGGCTCCATTCCAGACCTTGGCCCTGGATCATCAGGAACCGGAAAAAGCCTACTAGTGAAGGTGAATGAAAGTGTCACCAGCACTCAGTACATGCCCATTATCCGCTCGCTGTCCTGGGTCGTTTCTGGCGGCTATGTGTCCAGTGGAAGCAGACACACCCTCCCGCTTGCCATAGACTTCATGAATCGGGCCAACCAGGCGCTCCTGGGAACGGCCAGCGATGGACAGACCTATGCAGAGGTAGGAACGGGAACGAGCGCAATAGCCGCGGGGGTCGCGACCATTGCCAACACGACCGGGATCGTCTTCGAACACCTGGGAAGTAAAACAGCCGCCGATAGTGAGAGCAGTATCGAGTTTCAACTAGGAGTCTCGACGATCTCCCCCGGGCTCGTCCTGCGCTATGTGGACGCAAACAACTGGTATGCGGCAGTTGTCACCCCGACCTCGCTCACTCTCTATAAATGTGTGGCCGGGGCAATAGCGACCTTAGCCTCCGCCGCCATTGCCATCAGCCTGGCAACATGGTACCGGCTGAGATTCAGGATTGTGGGAGTCCCTGGAACCGGGCCAGCAACCCTCGCTGGTCATGTATGGACAGATCAGACAGTAGAACCCGGGGGTCCAGTCAACCCGCAATGGACCGTAGTCGGCTTTGATTAAGAGAACAAGGAGATAACGAATGGCAGCAGCAACCGTTCAAGCCCAGTGTGGCACCGGGGGCTCGGTATCGTGGGCAAACGCTGAAACCGGCGCGAAGATGTCCAGAGAGGACAGTTTGGCAGGAACGACGCCGATTCCTATTCCGCTCGCCACGGGTACCAACTTCTCATGGATAAAGAACCTGGTGTTAGCGGTGACCGGGGCAGGTACCACGACTATGAGCAACCGGCGTATCCAGATGGCAAGCTCACCTTCGACCGGGCTCCAACTGTTCTGGAAGTTGGTCGCCGTGGCCTCCTACGTTCAATCCGCCGTCGGCAACATGCCCGCCGCTTCGGGCTCCAATGGCGCGACCCCTGCCGGGTATACGCTCATGACGACCTCCCCGGTCCAGTACGATAACACAGGAGTGGTAACATCGGGAACCGGTCCAAACGGGGGTATGACCGTGATTGTGCTAGGGGTGGACTTCACCTTTGTCGGCGGCCCTGGCAATGCAACGGCCCTGCCGAGCCTGACGTTTACCTACGACGAGGCATAAGATTTGGAGGAAGTATGGCAATCGTAACAAGTGATGCTTACACCTGGCAGGTCACCTATGAGGATACGACGAGCGTTCCTGAATTTGAAGGGGTGGGAACGTTCGGGCGCGGGTGGGCAGAGGTTGACCAGGCGCGTGTAAAGCGCCTTACCCTGGTGGGTCAAGGCAGAGAATACAGCGTCCATATTCGCAGCGGGGCAATCCCTGTATTTTTCAGACGGAGGAGCCTCACCGTCGGGATAGTGGACGGGGGTCAGGTGGAGCGGAAAACCATCCATTGCATCGGGTGGAAGCGCGAGCAGGACGCGGTTTACCTGTTCGTATGGGACGATGGGAGTACACTGCTCACGGATGATTTGCAAGCGGTCTAGGGGCATAGCATGACAGTCCTACAACTCAACGGTTCCAACGTAGCAGCGGCTATCGTCTCAACCGGCTTTAAGGCTGCTCCGGCGACAGGGGGCACCGAGACAACTAGCACCGTGTTGGTTGCTCTCTCCTCAACGGGATGGCTTGAACTTTCACCGGGAGTCACCGGAACTCCAACCCCAGCGGGGAGTGAGCCTACCACACCGTCTGGCAAGCACTTCTTTTTCGATGCCACGACGCTGGTGGGCAATACCCTTACTGGCGGCACCTTCACCGTCAAGCACACCATTTCCCAAACCCGGACCATGGTCGGGGTCCTCGTTATGCGGGTCTGGCTCTGGAATGGGACAACATACACCCAAATAGGCAGTGATGTCTCGGCCTCCAGTCAGACACTCGCCACAGCCAAAACCACATATACCTATACAGGCACCATTCCGGCACAGGCGTTCACCAGCGGGCAATATCTGAGCTATGATTTCCTACTCGACATCACCACCGGGCCGCTTGGTGGCGCTAACACACTCACAAATTACTGGAGTAACAGTGGTACAACAGGTGTAGCGGGTGATGCAGAGGTGGCTACTCAGGGGTATGTGCCTTCGCTTACCACCAGCACCCGGACGGTCCCAATGAGCGCGGCGCTCCTGGCAACAAAGACCCGGACGGTTCCGATGAGCGCCTCGGTCGGTCCTCCAAATCGAACCGTTCCGATGAGCACTGCGCTTATCCAGACCAGGACGCGCACCGTTCCCATGAGCGCATCACTCAATTTCACCAGCGTACGCTCCGTTCCGATGAGCGCGGCGCTCCTGGCAACAAAGACCCGGACGGTTCCGATGACTGCCGCCCTCACCATTCCAGGCCCAACCTCGGGCGGCTTTGCCCTCTATGCCAACGGAACCGGGGTTGCCTCTTTCGATGACTTCAGGGTGACGGCCTTCCCTGACCCCTCGCTCGCGTGCGAACCGGCAGGCCGGGCAGGGAGTAGTTATGTCGGGTGGAATGCGAACCTGCCCACGGCTGCTACCACGGTCGGGATAGATACCTCGACTCGGGGCGATGGGACTGACTGGGTAGATGTGTCGGCCCAAAACGGTGGTCCTATTCCTGGCATTTTCACGCAGCCTGACCCAACGACAGACGGCTTCTCCGCTGATACGAGCGCGCTCTATACCAGCACCTTCCGAACTGGCGGGAGTGTAGCGACCGTCTTCTATGACCTGGCAAACTCCCGGCTGATCCTCACCGGCGGGAGCATGGCGATCTACTATCTCAACTCGATAGCCCGGGCCGATATCGACGAGCTGGTGATTATGGACCAGTCAGACGCCGGGGGTCTGGTCTTGCGCTTCCAAGACCAAAGCAACTTCTACCGCCTGGTCGTGGCCGATGACTCCTCCAACGTGGGGACCGCTTCTCGCCTTACCTTGTATAAGGTGTTGGCAAATGTGGATACCCTGCTCGCCCAGGCAACCATCAGTTTTCCTCGAGGGACGTTCCATGCTGTTCGCGTCTCTATGCTGGGAGGCGTCATCACTGCCTGGTTCGATGGCACAGTTGCCCTGGCGTATACCGACCCGTCTCCCTTTGGGGCGGGCAACATCGGACTCAGGACTGATGGAGGCGCGGTGGGCTCCCGGTACTATATGTTGTGGGTGCAGCCCCAGGGCGATCTCTTGCTCAACACCTATGTTTACACCCGCCAGAGGCTCGATACATCTGATGTCAACTTTACCGGTCAACTTACCGATATCACCACCTCGGTCAAAAGTCCGGCCATTGAGAGCGGCCCGGTGATCCCACAACTCCACCAACTGAACAAGCCCTTTGCCGAGTACATCGACAAGGAGATACAATCGCTGGCCGACACGGCTGATAAGTGGTGGGGGATGGACGATAACAAGGCCTTGTCCTTCCGCCAGAGGCAAGCCGTACCCGCGCCCTGGCCGGTCTCGGAAAGCGATCTTGTGGCCTTTACGGTCCTGCCTGCTTATAGCGGGAATGCGTACAGAAACCGGCAAACGATCATCAACGTCGTGGACACCATTCAGGTCAACAACGAGCAGAAAGTAGCCGATGGAACGGCGACCAGTTGGGCTATGGGCTACCGGCTGGCCGGGGCTCCTACAATAACGGTGGGAGGCGTCAACAAGTCGGTCGGGGTCAAGGGGATCGACACCAACAAAGATTTCTATTGGCTCCTCAACGATGTCAACATTGTCCAGGATAGCAACGCGGCGCTCATTCCCAACTTGACGGTGATATCAGTTACCTACCTGGGCAACTTTGATACGCTCTATACAGAGGATAGATTGGCCGAACAGACGTTGCGGGCCAGCATAGAACAGGGGACCAGCGGCATTGTCGAGAACGTGGTAGACGGAGCCGGTATCCCGATGGCCGCCGCTATCGCCATGGCCTCAGGGCTCCTTACCAAGTTTGCGAAAACGGCGGTCACCCTGGTTGGGAGTACCCGGCGATGGGGGCTCCTGCCCGGGATGCTGGCAAACGTCTTCATCCTCAGTTACCCGCTCATGTTTGACCGGCAACTACTAATCACAAAGGTCGTTTTGACTCCTACGATAGAGAATAACAATACAGTGTATATTGCTGCCATAGAAGCCACAGATGGGCCTTCTTTGGGCAGTTGGAGCCGAGTACTTTAAGGAGTTAGAGAGATGCAACAATACCTGATCGTCACACGCAATACCCCGGACGTGGTCAACCTCATGTCCGGGTATCAAAACGCGAACAACATCTACAATGAGACGGGGCGAAGATACTACATCTGGACCAACACGACGGCTGACGATAAGGACAACTTTGAAAACCTGCAAACGCTCAAGGTGATTCTGGCGCTTGTATCGTTGCCAGCAGTGGAGACGCTCTAGGGGAACAATCATGGCTATACTGAATCTGATCTTTTCTATCATCTTCCTCCTGTGGTTTTTTATCGTGGCGTTCCTCATCTGGTACTATGGACGCAAGAGTGCAGAGCGTGCGCGAAAACTTGAGGAAGTGTTGGCCGATTCCGTGTTTCGCTCAAGTGAGGCAGCAGTCAAGGCAGCCGAGGCAGCCAGAATACTCGCTGATGCAATCACCAAAGCAGGCATGCCATGATCGGACTCCTCTCAACCTTCCTCCCCTACATCCTGGCTCTCTGCACGGCCCTTGGGGGCGCATTGATGCTCAGGCAGGGGTATAACAGGCAGCTTGCATCGACCCAGGATCGCATTATTCGCGCACAGGAGATTGAACGCCGTGGACTCCAAGAGGAAATTGACGCGGTGAAACTGGAACTAAGGAAGCAGAAGCGCATTCTCTCTACGGTCCAATTTGCCCTCAAGCGCCGAGGCCTGATTATCAGCCTGGACGATGGGGATTTTATTAGCCTGTATGATATGGGCAAGCAAACAACGGTGACTATTCCCACGCAGGAGGCCAAGCCTATTGAAATTGCCCAGGAGAAGGAGGAAGGATCCTAAGCATTGTCATTGCAATTTTCGCATTGTTGAAGCTAGGAGGCGTTATGAAGAGTTACCTGTTTATTGGCACCGAGGATTTCAAATGGGGTCCGTCCAACTACGACGGGCCTATTGCCTTGTGTAAAAAATACGGGATCACCGGGCTCCTGGTCAAGGCCTACGAGATCACACAAGGGCTCTGGTATGGCGGGATCACCGGCTTCGATGCAATCTATCAGCACATCACCGGAGCCAGGCTTGAGTGTATCCCCTATGGTTTTTTATATGGAGGTGTTGGCCTCCCTGCTGAGGCAGCGGTGGGGCTCCTATTCATGGACAAGTATGGGGTCTTCTGCATGGATTCCGAATCGGCCTTCGATGGACATACGGACTGGGGGCAAAAGCTAGCCACGATTTGGAACGGGCATCCTGGGCGTTTGTGGATCTCGACCTGGGCGAACCCGGCCGACCATAACCAGCTTGGCTTTATAGACGCGCTCAAGCCTCATGTCCAGGCCTGGATGCCGCAGGTCTACTCAGACAAGCTTGCCCCGATGGCCCTTGCCCAGTGGCCTCACGGCCTCCCTATGCAGCCAACCGTTGGAATAGTTGGAGACGGCGACCCCAACACCGGGGCGAACCATGTCCACCTCTTCGGGAGTACCGACATTTCCATTTGGGAGTACGAAGAAGGGGTCGCCCATGGTGACCGACTCGGCGCGATTATGACCGCTGCAGGAGTCCAGACAGCGCCAGCCCCGCCGCAAGTGATCCATGCACCCTTTCCTATGGTCAGTGAGCGAACCCCGGTGACCGGGGATAGTCACCCCAGCGAGAATGCAGGGCTTAACTGTGTTGCCGCCTCCATCCTGGCCGGGGTGATGTGGCTCCTTAGGAAAACGCAACTTGATAGCACATTCAACCCTGATGCCCTGAAGGACGCGGTGTATGGGCAAGGGTATGTCGGGGGGATGGCAGCCTCTGCCTTTGTTTCCTACCTGGCCAAGCAATTTGGTATCACGCTCGCCTCCTTCAAGGGTACCTCTGCCCAGCTTGTGCAGCGTACACACACGGAACTGAAGGCTGGTCATCCTGTGGTGATGACCATTGCGAATCCTTACGGGAATCCGGTATATACCCACGTCTGCGTGTTTCACCCGCCTGAGAAGCCAGGGGAACTGACCGTTATGGACCCCTGGCCGCCAAAGGATATCACCAGGGCAGATGCGCGGTGGGAAGCGTTACTACTCGACAATGAAATCTGGATAATGTCCAAGATCGGAGAAGACATGGTACCTCTGACCCTGAATGATGTAAAACAATACTTTACACCCAACCCCGACAGTTCTTGGACCCGGCTAGATAAAGCGGGCAAGGTTGTTGTGGACAGCGCGGGCTCCCCAGTTATTCTCAAGGGAGCAATCAAGGATGACTGGTGTAACCACGGCCTGGCCGCCATTCCTGATATCGGTCTCCCGACAGGGAACGAGACCCAGGTGGACCCGGCGAATCACCCTGAAATTGTGGACCAGGAGTTCGAACGCTGCAAACGACGGTTCGACCCCCACCATGTGAAGGACAGCCCGGCCCACGCCGGGGTTGTGTATAGCCCGCATATTGAGAACCTGTACGGCGCACAAGACAAGCTGAATATGGCCCTGGACCAGCTCGCAACCGCCGAGAAACAACTGGCGGCAGGGGCAGCGCCGGGAGCCCCGGCAAGTGGCGCGGCGGCCAGCCCGGAATCGGCCTATATGGCAGCCGTGAAGTCAATTAAGTCTATCGTTGATCCGCTCGCGGTCTAAGGAGATATCATGGACCTGAATACCATCGTCAACATTATCGTGTTTTTCGTCCTTCCGTGGGCTGTGCCGCTCCTGCTCACCCTTTGCGC